TGCGAAGTTCTTTATGAAGTTGGAAACACTAATTACATTTATGAAGTAATTGGTGAATGTATTGATGATGAAATTGCCCGTCTGAAACTCAAGCAAAGTATTAAAAAATGAAAGAAGTCACCATCACTGTTAAACTACTTCTTGAAGATGACCAACCATCTTGCGATTGGATTTATGAAAGTATTTACGAACAGTTGAATCACAATGAAGGAGAAGCAATTCTTGAATATAATGATGATGAACCTGAAGTAAAAGTAGGAACAACTGACTGATGAACTCTAAATCAATTACTTACATCTTTCTTGCTTTTATTGCCGTTCTTGGTTGGAATGCATTTCTCATTCAACGAGACCAAAAGATGTTTGCTGCTTATGATAAACAAGTTAAAGAGTTTTGCAAACAACAAGTAGATTGGCACCCAGACTGCAATCTTAAATAAGTATTATGGTTTTGAATCCAAATGTCTAAAATTTCATTCACTGAAGGATTGCAAGTTTATTATAAGGGACTGTTTGGTGTCGTAGATTTTGTCTGCGACCAATATATCACTGTATGCGTCCGAAAATTTCCAAATGAAAGAGTCAGAGATGTTTGTTTAGTTGTTCATCCAACAGAGTTTTATAATATAAAATTAGCAAAGGAGTCTACAAAGTAAAGTAAGTCATAAATACCTAAAAAGTGTAGGTATTTCAATAATGACTACAAGAGTTACTCTTATTGGTGATGGTGCAGTAAATAGTAGTTCTATTTTTAACGGTACAGTTAATTCAGAAGATTTGAATAAAACTGCTGGTCAACAAGCAGTCACTACTGATACAATTAGAGATGGTGCTGTAACTGCCACTAAACTACAAAATAGTGCTAATGATAATTCTCAAAGAGCAGTTGGAACTAATCATATTCAAGATAAATCAGTGGTTGCTGCTAAATTAGGAAATGATGTAGAAGCATATCTTTCATTCCCACTCGGTGGAATTGTAATGTGGTCTGGAACTATACAACAAATTCCAGCAGGATGGTATTTGTGTGATGGTGGAACTTATGGAGGTCTTAAAACTCCAGACCTAAGAAATAAATTTATTGTTGGTTCTATTGGAAATGGAACTGGAAGTGCTGCTGTTCCTAGTGCTGGTCCTGGATTTGATGCAACAACAGGAGCAATAGCAAGAAATTATACAACGCACGATATTGGTGGTGAGACTGCACATAAACTGACACTTGCTGAGATGCCATCTCACACTCATCCTTATAATCCTGGTATTAATAATGTAAATAATGATCCGTTAAAACTTCAAGGAAATAATTTGACGGCTCCAAGATATGGTAGTGACCCTAGAAATACAGAAACTGCTGGTGGAAATCTACATCACGAAAACAGACCACCATATTATGCACTTGCATACATTATGAAGTGTGAGTTTAGAGAAGGTTCAGTAGCAACTATTACATCAACTGTTCCAACATTACAAGAACTCAGATTGAATGGTCCTTTATATGATCAAGAGCTGGATGGGGGAGCACAAAAAGGAAATGCAGGTGATGTATTAACTTCTCTTGGTGCTGGAAATGGTGTCAGATGGTCTTCATTTAACAATGGGGCAGTAGCTTGGGCTAATTTTTCTGGAGTCAATAAGGCAGTTGGCAGTGATGTCAAAATATCTTCATATAATATATCAAGTATAGTAAAAACTGCTCCGGGAGGATATACTGTATACTTTGCAAAATCTCTTCCTAGTGCTAATTATGCAATATCTGGTACAGTATCCTTTTTATATCAATGGCAAACTCTAACTGTAGTTCCTGGATCATTAACTAGAAATTCTTTTCAAATATATACAAGTGGATATTCTACTAATAGTAACGGACAAATGAGTTTTTCAGGTACTGTTGATCTTGAATATAGTTCTATTATTGTGTATTCATTGTGAATTAAAATATAAAATTCTTCAAAATAGCAAAATATAAAAAACAATAAATTTAAGTTTTTAATGTAAATAATACTACTGTGCCACTCGTAGCACTGGCACAGTAAAGTCCCGCAGACCCCTCTGATGCCCTATAATACAGGGACACAAGCAAAGGAGACCACTTGGCAGACCTTGATACTATCTTTAACTACACCACTTCCCGTTGGGATTGGCACGAAGGTAATGTCAATCAAATGTGGATTCAAGAGATTGAAGAATCTCTTGATTGTTATCGTTATGTTGCTGTTGCTTACAATCCTCGTAAGAATGTGAGCACAGTAGTATCTGAACCTCGTTGCTATGCTGACACCCTGAACTGGGTTCGTAAGTATTGTGGTAATTTCTGTATTCTTCCTGAATACTGCTACTGATTCACACTTAAGTTAATCAATCATACTTCATTATGACTTTTACCTTCCCTCGTCTGTCTGCTGGTATCTACGAAGTTCAGAAGGATTCTAACACTGTTGGATTCATTCGTAAAGTAAATGCTTCCAAGTGGATGGTTGTTGATGTTGTAGATACTCCTCAGCACGTTTGTAAGACTCTCAAAGAGGCAAAGAGTGCTGCTGAAAATCTTATCATCTTTGATGTTGACAACAATCAAGAAACTGTGTATAATGACTCTGTAGGGGTTGATAAGGTGAATACTGAACTTAATAAGGTTATTGAGGGTTCTTTGAATTGCTATAAGCAAGTTGAAGGTACTGATGAGTTTGTAAAAGTATCTCCTACTGAGTTTGGATTCCCTGAACCTACTCTTGAACCAATTGAGTTCTGATGTTTAAGTTTATTTTACATAAATTGTTTAATCAAAGAAAAATGCACGATTCTACTCTTGACCTGTTTTGTAATCACGAGTCTGCTGAGTATGCAGATGAGTTTGCAATATATGTAGAAGAACTTGCTTCAAAATATGAAGTGACTTGTGATTATATCATCCAAGAGTTTATCTTGGACTAATATATAATAATGCCTGGGTTGGGTGCAATCTTCACAGGTAAAGGAGCAGAAATGCTCCTTTTTAACTAAATAGTAAAGCACCCAACTTTAGAGCAGTTATGCAAGTTTTAGATGTTAAATGCATCAATGAATCGTTAGGTATTGATGCACCAGACTTTTTATATTTTGAAGAAACTTCCTTTGTTGAAAAACAATGGACTTCTCCTTGGTTCAAAGGAAAAACGTGGAACAAAGGAATTTCTCATACCAAAGAAACTAAGAAAAAAATTAGTGAAGCATTAAAAGGAAGAATACCATACAATAAAGGTATTCCCCATACAGAAGAGACAAAAAGAAAAATAAGTATTGCAAACTTTGGTAAAACTTCTTATTGGAAAGAAAAAACTATACCCAAATCTTCCGTGGAAAAAATGAAGGCAACTAAAAAATTAAAAGGAAGTTATGTTGGTGAATGTAATCCTATGGCAAAAACTTATAGAATAACATTTGACAATGAAAACTTCATTATGATAAAATCACTTCAAACTTGGGCCATTGAAAATGGATACAAACCAACCAGTCTTAGAAACTTATATAATGGGAGACAAAAATCTCCACATAAAAATGTGATAAGTGTTTCAGTGGAGTTTATGTAACCTCTGTGCCACTTCTGCAACTGTCCAGCACTCTTCCCGAACCAACGGGAGGGGTGCTATAATGTATGAATACAAACGTTATTTGACTTATTGATGCTGACTCTTCTTCCTTATCAACAACGTGCTCTGAAAGCAGTTCAGAACTCCATTAAAGGTTCTGTGTATATTCCTACTGGTGGTGGGAAAACTGTTGTGATGATGGAAGATGCTCGTCAGAGGATTCTTAACGCACTGGAACCAATGACATTTGTTGTTGTTGCTCCTCGTATTCTGCTTGCGAATCAACTTTGTTCGGAGTTTGAAGCATATCTCAAAGACCAGAATGTTGCTTATATGCACGTTCATAGTGGAGAAACTCATCATAAATCCTCTACACGTCCAGCAGACATTGCAGAATACAATGACACTGCAATCGGAAGTGGTAAGCATCAGTTTATCTTCACCACTTACAATTCGATTGGTCGGGTGAATGAGTCTGATATTGAAATTGATGTTGTGTATTTTGATGAAGCACATCATTGTGTGAAACCATCCAACTTTGTTGGTATTGCACATACTTCATCAGTTGCAGATAATGCTTATTTCTTCACTGCAACTCCCAAGTTCAATAACAGCACTGAGTCTATGAATAATACTGATGTTTATGGAAATAACATCATCAGTATTCCTGCACAAGAACTGATTGATGCTGGTAGCATCATTCCTCCCAAAGTTGTGCCTTATGAAGCACAAACCATTCGCACTAAAGAAAATGCTGCATTTGTAGATGCAGAAAACGTTGTAGGTATTCTCTCAGAGATTTCTGATTGTGATGCTCCTAAAGTTCTTGTTGCTGCTCCAAGCACCAAAGTCATTTGGTCTATGTTTACTGAAAGTGATTTGCTTCAACAACTCAATGATATGGGTTATACGATTATGCACATCACTTCTAAGCACGGTGCTTATATTGACAAACAGAAAGTGTCTCGTGAAGTCTTCTTTGAGAAGATGAATGAGTTTGGTGCAGACCCAGAAAAGAAGTTCATTGTGTTTCACTACAGCATCTTGTCTGAGGGTATGAACGTGCAGGGATTGACTGATTGCATTATGCTTCGCAATCTTCCATTGATTGAAATGGCACAGACTGTTGGACGGGTTATCCGTATGCACGGTGATGACCGTAAAGCAATCGCAGATGGTAAGATGAAAGCAGGAGAGTTTGCTTTCTACAAGAAACCATTTGGCACTATCACGATTCCTGTTAATAACAACTATGGTGATAAGATTGCAAAGCAACTTCAAAATGTTGTGGATACTATCTTTGTGAAAGGTGAAGTTCTTGGTGTATAAATTATATTATGTGTCCCACATAGAATTATGCCATTTACAAAGAAATTTCCACAATCAGGAGAAACAACTCACATTCGGGTTCCAAAATGTTATGCAGAATTGATTGAAGAACTGATGGTAACGTTAGATGAACGATTTGATGTAGAGAAAGGAAAGCATCTGTTAAAGAAGTTTATACACAATCTTACCTGAGTCTAATGATACGATGTGCCACTTGAAAAGGTGGCACAATAAAGTTCCACTCTGCTCCCAGATGTCCTATAATGATGGAATCAAACAAAAGTCAAATGCCTAAAACATTTAAGTATGATGTTTTTGCTATTATATCTGATTTAGATGTTAATACTGGTGTTTCAAATTGGATTGATATTGATGAATTATCTTCTGCTTTTGTTGATGGTGGATTTGAACCAATACAACAAGGAAATGGAACCGGTATTGAAGGATCAGAGGGGGCACCAAGATTTTGTAATTGCAAACGATCTAAAAAACTTATTTGGGAATCTATCTTTGTAAAAGGGAAACTCAAGTCGGTAAGAGTAAATGGATATAAAAAAGAAGATATAGTATCAACAACCATTCCTGCCAGTATTCGGAATGAGTTTGAAAATGTTAATATCTGTAATTGGACTTTGCTTCCTGTTGGTGGAAATAATATGTCTCTTCGTAAAGAGATAGATCATCGT